GTTAATGTAACTCCTGTGAAAGATAAATCAGCAAAGTCAGTAATTGCTACTGAAGATGAAACTTTAACACCTTGATTAACAAGTGCTTTACCACCTGCAGTGTAACCAGATGATGATACTTCATTTGAAGTTGTGTAGTTTTCTGTTGATTTACCTAAAGTTGCAGATGATGTATACATTGCTAATTTATATGTATCAGAGGATGTATCAAAATCGTGTTTGCCCTGTAATAATTCTTTTTTGAAAGAATTACAAATTGCGTTAGTTGTTATTGCCATAATAGTTCTCCTTTAATTTTATGGTGATGGTGAAGGTACCTTAACTCTAGGAACTCCATCATCGTATTCTGCTCGTCTTCTTCTCCCCATTTGTTGGAGAGCAAAATTCTGTACTCCTTCATTATACTTACTTTTATACAGATTGTACATATCCATCGGTCCTTTTAAAAAACCGTAAGCTTCTGCTAAAACACCGTCCAAAAGCATGCCTTGTTGATATTCTGATAAATAAGTTGTGTTAGTTGATGTAAAACTAGGTGGTGTAATGATATAGTTTAATTGTACTGCATATGCTTGGTCTGGTGTGGGTGCAACAACAATTGATGTTTCATCCCAATTTGCATAATATTTAGGTAATCCAGTAGCACCAGTTCCGTTAAATTCTGTAATAAAACTAGTGTCTCTTTTTTCCATAAAACTTCTTGTTCCTGTCTGATCAGTTGTACTAAAAACTTGAAGAGATCTAATAACTAAAAAATCTGCAGGAGTAACTAAATATCTTTTATTTGAAGTAAATGATGAGGTTGCGTATTTTCTTGTGTCATCATAATCAACTTTACCAGCTATATCTAATTCAACATTTCTAATAAATTGTCCTATAATAATATCAGTTAAGACATTACTATCTACTTCAGTAAAGTTTCTTACTTGTGTTAAAAAATCTGAATAAGTTATTGCCATTATGTAATACTCACTGTTACTGTTCCTGTTGTTATAATTAATTTTCTTCTTCTATTTTGTAAAGAAGGGTCTGCTGGTCTCATAGTACTTATTACAACACCAGAACTTGTTAAAACATTTGCAGGTTGTGTTGTGTTAAAAGCAAAATTACCAGGTAAAGTTAAATTAGCTACACCAACCATAGTCCCACCAGAGTTTGATTTAGTATTATCGTTCTGAGCAACTGTTTGAGGTTGTTGAAATCTTAGTGGTCTTGTGTTTTGTAAAGCAATTGCATCTGAAGTAGTGTGTTTACGTCTTATTTGTGGATGTTTGGGTTCAAACTCAGAAAAATGTACAAGGGAACCATTCCACTCTTTTACCATTTCTTGATAAGGAAAAGCCATTCCTGATCTGTCTGATATCGCTTGTGATCTTTTACCTGTTGCCCATTTTGCCATTGTTAAATTCCATTATAATAAAATGATTGAGGAGTAATATAAGTTGAAGCTCTTTGTCCATCTTCATCTAGAGCTCTTTTTAATTGATCCTCGTAAATTAATTTATTTTGTTGAACTAATTGAGGTGCGTTTTTCATAGCTAAATAATAAGCAAGTCCTGCTACCATACATGGTAAAAATCTAAACACTACATCAGCATCATTAGTGTAAGATCCTGCATCTTCAATTCTTTTAATTACATAATATTTCAAATAAGTATATGTGTTTAAATCTGGTGCTTGGTATAAATATATTACAGGTGTGTCTTGTCTATCCACATAATATTGAGATGGTTGTCCCAAAGCTAATTTATTAGGTAATGCAGAATATGCAGATCTATCTATTTTTGTTAATGCAACATCTTGTGTATTTACTGAATTAGAAGCAGCAGCAGTTGTAGACACAAAAGCTTCGAGTACGTCACTAACATTTCCATCTACTGTATAGTTTGCTTGTCCAGATACTAATTGTTTCTCGTTTAAGGCCACCTTCCATAAATGAATACCTCGGTTAGCCCATTCAGCAAACAATAAATTAAGACTTGTTCTTGCAGATCTTAAACTATGACCACTTGTTGTAGCCATGCCACATCTTTCGTAGGCTTCTTGTATTATTTCTTCTATTGATAGATCAAATGTCGTAGTCCCTGAAGTTGCCATTAATATCCTTTTTACGGTTGTACAATTTCTTGGATTGTATCACTTTTTGACTAAACTTTGAAGACCTTAGGTTTTTTGCTATTAAGTTTCTTTTTTGCTTGTAATTTTTTCTTTTTTTCACTTCTTGCACCTCTTAACTTACCATCTATTTGTGCAGATATTTGTCCTCGTCCTATTGCCATTAAATTATATCCTTTGCTTTACCTATGATGGGTTTATACTTAGTTTTTCCATCTTGTCTATAAGCAAGTAAAAATTGTTCACGTCTTCCTTCTGGAATCCAACTACAATGTATCCATCCACTGTTAGGTTCACCTGGAGTGTAATACTCAAGGATCAATTGATCTGTCTGAAGGTTCTTTTTAATCCAATCGGCTACTTCAGCATTGTCAATTCCAATACATTCGAAGTCTGCCGCCTCAGCTTTTGCATGCTGGCTGTTCCGACTCGATCCTATGGCAAGGCAAAGGTCTTCTGAACGAAACCCTGATGTGATCTTCACTCTACCAAAATGGTCTCTTACGGGTTGTAGTATATTTTCACAAACTGCTTTTAATTTCTCTATTTGACCTGCATTTGGATTATTGTTTATTCCCTTACGAACAGCTGTGTCCGATTTAATTAATTCTAGAAGGGTAAAGTTTCTACTCAGATTCATTTATAATTTTTTTAATAGTTTTAGATCCGTCTATGTTCGACTCAAGTTCAACTTTTACTTTTCCGCATTTGTATTGAATATTATCATTTGCTGTACGTTCTGCAACCCTTTTTCCTTTTAAACAATCCGACATTGCAGGTTGGATTCTGTGTTCCTTTAATTCTCCTGCTACAAACATACAAAGTGCAACTACTGTACTAATGACCGTTTCCATTTTGTCTTACCTTATCTTTTAATTCTTCAATATCACTTAAAGCTTTTTCTAATTGTGATTTTAAAAATTCTATATTAACTTTGTTTGTCATATTCATTTCTTGAGTAGACTGTAATTTCTCTACAGTTTTATAAAGATCTTCCAATAAAAAATGTTGCTCTTGATCCACGGGGACTTGTTGACTTTTTTTCAACAAATCATTTTCAAATAATTCTCTTGATGTCTCTAACGATACCAACCTTGCAGTCAGCTCTGTATATGCGAAGACACCTGCTGCAACGACAAAAATTAGACTAGCAACAGTCTTCATAGGCATTTGTACTTTTGCCTCTTCTCCGATGTTAAGTGGTTTATTGCTCATCTAGGTATATATCCTGGTTGTAAGAAAAGAGCTATTAATACAAAAGCTACTATTAAAGCACCTGTAAAGTAATAGTTCATCCTCTGATACTCCATAATTATTTTTTTTTCTTTTTTTTACTAAAAAATATATTATCAATCCATTCGGAGGCTTTGTCTAGTAACCCAAAAAAATTATATATAAATTTATCAATCATTTTTATTTATTTCGTAAAACATTTTGTCACTGTCTTCTGTAAGCCAATCTTTATTTTCAACATTCCACTTTGTAGTTTGCACCGAATAGTCTGGAACCCCGTCACCAACAGTGTAGTTAGGAGCATCCCACAAAATACGATTATTAGGCTGAGCTGCATAATTACCGTCATCAAGAGCCAATATATGCGCACACTTATGTTCAGCGGGTATCTCAGAATGTTCCGTATCCAAAATGTTTCCTTCTGGGTGACCCCAATCAATGGTAAATAAATATTCGAATGGATAATTTTTTTTATCTTTTCCATAATACTTTCCTCGTTTACCTCTTAGAAAACTAAAGCAATGAACACTAGGATAATAACTAAAACAATTCCACAACTGAAGCTGGTCGATAGGCATATCGGGCACTTCGACTCTTTTAAATTTTTCTTGAAAAAACGCTGATATAGGCAAACGCCAAAAGCACGCACCGTTGGGTAACATGATATTAAATAAGAGTGCGCGATCTGTAATAGAGACCACACTAAAGATACAACAGTCAACAGACTCTCCTTGATGTTTTTTAAGATCATATAAATATTCCTTTCTTATCTTACAGTATATAGGTGGTATGTCAGCATTTAAGTATGCCATAAACTAACACTTCCAACGTCTTCGCGCCTGTCTTAATCTTGAATTTGGATCTTTTGCAGCTTTAGGAAACTTCTTCATTTGTCCTGCTGATCTTGCACAATATGATTTTCTACGTGCTGCTCTTTTCTTTCCTGGATTATCTTCCGTAACAGCAGTTGATAATTTACTTCCAGGGTTTTTTCTTCTGTAGGCTGCAACACCTGCAGCAGTCATACCAGCACCGCTTTTAGTAGATCTAAAATTCTTTTTGTTTCTAGCTGGCATATTATCTCCGCCTCTTTTAAAACTAGCAACACCACCAAGAGCTTTTCTTTTTTTCTTAAATACTGATCTTGTAAGTTCGTTAAAAGAAGGCATGTTTGTTAGTTTTTCCATATCCATTCTCCAAGATTCTGCAGAACCCGAAGAACCTATTTGTCTTCCTGAACCCATTCCTCTTAGAGAATTAGCACCCTTACCTCTTACTTTATGAACTTTAAAAGAACTTCCTCTTTGTGATTGTAATTTAGCTGGGATAATAGCTGATTTACTATTACTACCGCTACTGGAAACATTCTGAAATGGTTTAGCTGTGCTTTTGTTAGGTTTATAACCATGAACTTTTTCAAAACGTTCATTTCTTTTTTTGGTAGCTTTATTTTTTTTTAAGCTTTTAACAAGATCAACTATTTTCTTACCTGCGTATTTACCGCCTGCATATGTTAATCTAAATTTACTCATCTTAGCCTGTATATGTAATAGTTATGCTTCCACCAGAACCTGCAAGATTATAAACAAGTCCTTCTTTAAAAAGAATACCGGAACCTGGTACATAAACTTCTAAACCTTCTGTATTGAAATTGTATGTAGCAACTGCAGTTCCAGGTGATGATGCATCAGCTGAATCGTAAAAAATAATTGTTGAACTTGCAATACCTTCACCTTGAATAGAAGTAATTCTCATTCTTCCAGTTTTTGCTAATGTATTTGCACCAACCGTAGTCATGTTAAGTACTTTTTGGTCTGAACTAAAACTTCCTCCGCCTGACATAATTTTCTCCTTTAGTTGTGGCTCCCGAAGGAGCCACTATTTAATTATTAAGCTATTGTTGCACCTTGAGTTGAACTTGCAATCCAACCAACAGTGCTATTCCAAACTAGAGTAGCTGACTCTCCTACTGCATCGAAAGTAATCGTAGTTCCATTTGCAAAAGTAGTTGGAGTTAAAGTTCCATCTCCACCGTCAACAATCATGTTAATGATTTTAATTTGCCCTGAAGTTGTACCATCAGCTAAAGTTAATGCATTAGCTCCAGTAGTAGTTAACTCAGTTACTAAGTTAGTTAAATCAACTGCACCAGCACCTGATAAAGACTGAACACCACCTCTAATAGCTTTTCCGTAAGAAGCGTTAGATGTGATTGCACCTGTTGATGCATTTTTAGTTACTGATTCAAAACCATTTTCCGATCGGACAGGTCCTGTAAATGTAGTATTTGCCATAATATTTTCTCCTGTATAGCGTTTGTTATGTAGTCTCTATACCGTCTGCCTAGTCAGTCTACATAATAATTATTTATCTAGGTATTTTCATTATACATAAAAAAAGGGGCGATGTGAACACCGCCCCTTTAAAGTAACCCTAAGGGTTAAATATATTGACTATTAGCTAGTCGGTAAGTTTCCGTTACCAAATATACATCTTGGGTCTGACCAACCAAAGCTGTATCTTTCTCTAGCTTTAAATCTCATATTACCTGTATCGAAGTCACCTTCCATTGCAGTTTTGATAGGTGATCTAACGAAGTATTTTAATCCGTTAGGCACATCAGTTAACAAGAAGAATGAGTCTGTGTCAGTTAAAAAGTTATTAACTCTGTAACCTTCAGGAACCATTCCCATGTTATTAATTGCATTGATGTCATTGTCGGCAGTTCCAACTCTCATTGGCGACTTCATGATTCTCTCAGCAGTAAATTGTAATTCTTTTGGAATTATCATTTTTCTACCAGAAGAAGCAATTTTTAAGCCTCTTTCATCGACAAATCCAGCAATGTCAATTAATGACTGCTCGAGTGAAGTTTCGTTAAGGTCTGCAGCAGTTGCTAAAACGTTTGAGAAAGTTCCGCCTGTTGCAAGTGGGTGAGCATTTCCGATTAGGGATTCACCATCTCCACCAACAGCAGTTGTAACTTGCGCATTGTTTAGAATGTTCGCAGCTTTAACTTGCTTCGTGTTTGCCATAGATCTTGCAAGAGCTCTTGTGTATCTACCCGCAAGTCTATCGTATAGGTTGTCTTCAATCGCTTCTTCAGTAATAGCAAATGCTAAAGCGATAGTTTCGTGGTTGTATCTAGCTGTGAAAGTTTCACCTGCTTGATCGAACACTACTCCAGCACCTTCTTGTTTAGTTGGTGCAGAAGCGAAACCGCTTAACATCACTTCTTCTTCAAAAGCTCTGTCAGATGTTTCAGTAGCGAAAATTTCAGCATGCTGATTTTCGTATCTACTATATTCCAGGCCGAATAAAGCATTCAAACCTGGCTCTAGTTCTTTAACTAGTTGTGATCGTGATATTGCCATAGTTATTCTCCTTTATTACGCTATACCTGTACCACTTCTATAGAAGTGATTGTTGATTCTAACAAGAACGTTAGCGTTTGATACACTAGTATCCGAATTATCGGGATCTTGTGATATATCAATTGCTTGAACCGCGAAAGTAGCTGCAGTACCTGAAGCACTTACATCTAATTGCACGCTTGATATTCCTGTTTGTGTTACTCCACCTGCAGTAGTAACAGAGTAGTTTTTGAACAAGTCCGCTCTAGTAAAAGCCGCGTCTGCGTCCATTAAAAATACTGCGTCTGGGTCATCAACAACAAAGGCTGTAATATCGCCTTGAGTTGGTGTAATTCCACCAGGGTAGTAATTTTTGTACGTTGGCTTTTGAGTAGTTGGATCGTTGTAAAAAACTCCGTTAAAAACACCCACAACAGCATCACTTGTATTGCCAGTATGTCTTTCGATATTACCTGCACCTGTAGGCTGTACCAAGTCACCTTGGAATATCGCAGTCGCATAACCTGCTGCAATTGTGTATCTGTTTTGGGCTCCTGCTAATGGTGTACCATCTAGTTTTCTGTATGGTCTTAGACCAAACTTTTCCAGTTGATTTGACATTTGTCAGTTCTCCTTAACTTAGTTAGTTTATTTAATCCAAGCTATCTATAGTAGGTAATGCAAAAAAATTATTTTTTACGACTACCACCAAAGGTAACTCTAGACTGTCTATCAATATTGATAGGCATATCCGGGTGTTGCTCCTTCATAAGATCTCGATCAACCGCGTCTGTTCTGTCTTGAGTTATTTTTCTAAAATACTCAGCACGACTTTTCAATATCTCCTCCGGTATCCTTGCCAACACAAGGCCACCAATTCCGACTAAACCAGCGTGTTTGCCTTCATGAATGACGGGATAATCATGTTCACCTATTTCACTTAAAAGTGTTTCGGCTTTCACAAATTCCCACCCTTCTCTTAGTTTCTTAGATACATTACCTGGATCTTCAAAACCGTTTGCAGAGGTTCTTATCCATCTATGTGAATATCCCTGCGGTGGCGCTGGCGCATCCAAACTGGATGGTGGAGTCCAATCTTTCTTTCTAGAAAGTTTAGTTCTAGATTCAGACTCGCGTGAAGTTTTTTTAATAGTTTCCATATTAGGCTCCTTCCTTCACGTATTTTGCGTATTCCTCTAGCGGCACCCCTAATTTCTTAGCGATAACTACCTGTGATTTGGTGAGTTTCACAGACTTGCGTCCACCTGATCTTCTGCTAACAGAAGCTACGTTTTGGACGGGTGCAGCTTTTGTTGTTTCTTCAGTAGAAGATTCGGCAAATTTCTGAGGGAAATACTCCTTCATACGTTTGTTGATTTGATTATAATAGTCATCACTCTCCGCGTCAATTCCCTCCTGCAACAGGTCTTCATGTATTCCCATCGCTGCAGAAGTTAATACTCTGTCAGATCCAAACCACTCATTTTCAGTAGCCCATTCTTGAGCTTTCGTACTTATTTGCGGTTGTGGTGCCTGAGTTTGTTCTTCAACAGGTTGTGATTCTATTTCTTTTTTTCTAGACTCTTTTTCTCCAAGAGTTATCGAAACTTTTTCTTTTTCTACAGCTAATTTTGTAAGCTTATCTTGAGCCTCCATAATTTGATCTGCATCTTGAGAATCCAAAGCTACCTTTAATTCAGCTTTTGCTTTATCTCTTTCTGAATCAATTCTAGCATTATATTCTTTAAGGTAGTTAGTATCAGTTTCTTCGAATTTTTTCTCAGCACTTTCATACTTACTTTTTAAACCTTTTGCATACTCCACTGCCGCTCTTTCTCTACGTTCAGCTTCTTTAGCTTGAAAGGTTAATTTTTTTATTCTTTTTTGAACTTTTTCAGAATAGTCTTGAAGGCCTGAATCTTCTTCTTTTTCTTCAGTTTGTTCAAATTTTGGTTCTGCTTTTGGTTCTTCTGCTTCAGTTTGTTTTGCTTCTTGTAAAAGTTCTTTTGCAGTTTTACCACCAGAAACATCCGTGTAACCTAAATCAACATCTTCTTTTTTTTCAAATTCAGTTGTTGACTCTGTTGGAGTTTCTACTTCTATTGTTTGATCGTTAACACCATCTGTATCTAATTCTACTGATGGATTTTTTTCTTGTATGTCTGCCATTTAGTCCTCCTAGTAATGGTGCAAAATATCGTTGGGGTCGCTTATAGTTGAAATGACTTCATCATCATTTAAAACTCTTACTTCTCCTCCGTCTATTTTGAATCTTGAACCTGCGTACCTACTAAAAATTATCCATTCATTTAATTTGCACCAAGGCCCTTTAGGAAATTTATCTTTATCGTGATAACAAAGATCTCCCATTTTTAATACCAGACCACAAACTGTAGTCATCTGTATTGTTTCTTGTGTTGCATCAGATAACCAAAGACCACCCTTAGTTTTCTTAGGTCCTGCAAAAGGCAGAACTAAAAGTCTATATCCAGTTGGGTTTGGTAGTTTATCTAATGTTGATTTGTCGATCGCTTTTGGATCAAGGACTGTTTCTATTTCTTCTTTTGCCTTGTAGGCATCTAGAAGAGCTTCAGTCCGTTTCGGTGTCTCCGTGGACTCTATCATCTTCATACTCCGTTGTTGTCAGCAGGTCTTTTAGATCCTGTTGCAGATCTTCAAGAGATCTGATTTGACCCCTAACATATTGTAGTTTCTCCATGGTGTCAACACCATATATAGCGTGTGACTTGAGTCTAGCTAGAGCTTTCTTAACTTTATGTTGTACGAGTGATATTGTATCTATGTCCATTATTTTTTAATTAGTGAAAGTTTGCTTTTTCCTTGTTTTAATAAATCAAAACTGAATTCATTTACTATAATTTTTAAAACTGCATCTATATCATAATAGGGATAATCATCAAAAACAAAAATAGAACCTACTTTTGATCTTTCTCCAAAAAATATAGCTTCTTTAATTACGTCTTTTGTTTTATGGGGTCCGTCAAAATGAACTAAATCATATGTATTAATAATTTCTTTTTTATCCCTGTAAATAGGAACACCATCTGAAAATCTTTTTATAAATTCATCATCCTCCATTTGAAATAAAGTAAAATTTTCATAGTCTAAATCTTTAATTAATTGTAATTTCATGCTGTTGGTGTAGTCGCAAGTAATAGGATTTTTTTTATCAAAATGTGAGTAAGATAAATTACCATAAGGGTCTATACCTATATGCCAATGGTTTTTATGTTTTAAGTTCATTAAAATTAGTTTTGACCCTAATCCTCGTCTAACACCAATTTCCGCTGTAAATAAATTATCAGCTGTAAGAGATTTACAAGCTTCAATTAATAACTCATACTCTTTACCATCACCTTCAATCATAATTTAAATTGTTGAAGTACAGCAATTTTTTCTTCTGCTTCAGCTATTTTTGTAATCAGCTTATCTATCTCTTCTAAATGTTGTGGGTGCTCACCAATCGCTACAGGTTTTTCTAGATATATTTGAATTGTTGCATCAGCTTCAGATATTTGAGCATTATATCTATCTTCTAGTGCTTGTAGCAATGTTGCTCTTAGACTCATAACGAATCTATATATTATCTAGGATTTTTGTAAACTAAAAAACGCCTTTGAAATTTGTGCCTTTTATTGCAGCACCTGCACCTCTACAAATACCACCTTCATTAAACTTAGGAACTGGTCTACCTCTACCTGCATCTCCATACGCACTTGTCGTTGTATCTTTTTTTAAACCAGCAGGTAATTTTGTTGGATCATTGGCTGGCATTTTTTTTCTTTTTGAAACTGATTTTTGACGTTTTTTTTCTCTAATGTAATCTTTTCTTCTTTCAGGATCTTGCATCATTTTTTCATGAGCTTTGTATTTATTTATATTAGGCATTATAGTTTTCCTTGTTTGATTAATTTCTTTATATCACCTTTAGTAAGACCTGTTAAGTCTATCGCAGGTTTTTTAGGTTCTGGTTTTACTTCCTGTTTAGGAGTAAACCATTTTTTTATCCATTTCCATATCCACATTTTATGTCCTCACGTTAGTTGGTTTTGGTCCTGCATTACTTGCTGATCTCTTTCTGGCAACAGCAGAGGCCTTTTGCGACTTTGTCATCGCTGTGGCTTTTGCAAGTGGTACGCACTTCGGATACTTCCGCTTTGAACCACTGGCAGATTTTCTTCCACACTCTTGATACTTGCCACCTTTTTTCTTTGCTCCAATATCTACCCATTTTTCATTAAACCATTTTGTTAGTCCACCTGTTCTCATAGCAGGCACACAATTAGGAACCATACGGTTTCCTTTTTTCTTCATTCCTTTTTGGACATACCCTTCCCAACAAGAACCTTTTTTATTCATTAGAATACGCCTTTGAAATCTGTTCCTTTGATTGCTATTCCACCACCACGCATTTTCTTAGGTCCCCAATCTTTTTTCTTAGTTCCTGATGGATCTTTTATTTTACCTGCACAAATTTTACTAGCGTATGCATTTGCGTACGCAGACGGGTAAACTTTAAATTTTCTTTTGGCAGCTGATTTGCCTCTAGCACATAGTTTTGTCATATCTGTTGCATCCTTGGGTCTGTTGATAATATATTTTTTTCTGCTTTAGGTCTAGCCACTGAATCTTTGCTTCTCTTACGTAGCTGAGCGATAGCAGAATCTTTCATCTGTTTCTGTTTTCTTAATTCTTTTAAATCTCTATCTAGATTCATTTTTTATAACCTAATCCTGTTGTTCTGTTTCCGTATAATTTAGTCCAAGACCATGAAGTTAATTTAGTTGACCAATGATAAATGATTGTTACTAAATATTTCATTTCTTACCTGCACCGTTTCTGAAGATTTGAGTTCCCTTAATACCATATATAGATGCCACGACAAGGATCCACAAATTTGTGAACCATGACGGGAGTTGAGAGAACATGTCGAAGAATAATTTTACTTTATCCATCGCAGTTGGATCATCCGATATCACTGCCCAAGCAAGCACCAACACGGGCAAACTAAGAATTACGAGTACGGCCTCGTCCTTCCAATCGGATTGACGAGCTTCTAGTAATTTACCTTGGTAAGCTTCTTCACCTTGAGCCATCTTAGTTGCATGCATCAATTGTGCTTCTGACATTGCCATTTTTGTCTTCTGCTTGTTAGCGTATATTTTACTTCCAGCAGAGACGGCTAATTTTATCGCGCTTAACCACATTATAGTATTTCTCCTGTCTTCTTAAACACATGTATTCTATCAAAATATCTATACATTCGTAAGCCCTTGTACCAGATAGTCTCCATCTCCAGGTTTGTGTCCAATTTGGCTTTCTTATTCGCACTTTCATTACATTACCGCCAAAAAAATCAGAAAATCTATCTAAAATATCTTTATCACACATCTCAATACCACATTGAAATGTTTTTCTTCCATTACCCTTACCCCAAATACCAAAACTTCCTTCACCATCAAAAAGACCAGCTAGGAAAAGTATTTTATTTTTTTCTGAAAGACTTTCGTAAGAGTTTTTTGCCATCTTGAACTTTTATTCCTTGTGGATTCGGTCCTCTCTTAGGCGGTGGCCCAGATTTAACTCCTCCACTTAATGAATTATTTTTTCGTTGCTTCAAGTTTCTCTCTCGCTATTTCTAAACGTTCATCTGACTGTGCGTCTTGTGTTGCAAGTCTATCGTAATCAAATTCAAGTCTTTGAGCAGCTCTTTGATTCTCTTGTTCTGCTCTAAATCTAGTTTCATCTGCTTTTCTTTGTAGATCCATAGCTCTTAAATCAATTTCTTGTTGTTTTATTTTAATTAATGGGTCTTCTTTGTTCTGTGAAGCATTTTCAGTCTTCACTAACTCTTGTGTTATCTGTGCAGCAACTTTTGCAACTTCTGCTTCAAACATAATTTCAAATTGTTGAGGATCTTGTTGAGCAAGTTGTACCATTTGAGGGTTTTGCATCATCATTTCCTTAACTTGTGCCTTAGCTTTGAATGAAACGTGATCAGAAATGTGTGATTGAAGTAATGCATACACCTGAGGATTAATTTGCACCATTCTTGATGCCATAAATGCCATGTGAGCAGCAATATGTGCATCGTGATCTTGAAATTCAAACGCTGTTAACAACTTCATCTGTAGCGCACGTGCGTTTTCTTTTGCAGGGTCTAAAGGTTCAGGTTGTTTTGGTGGTGGTTTTAGAATTTGATCTATAGTTTTTGTTCCAAGTGCTTCATAAACACGTCTATAAGCTTCATGTAAGTTATGCATCTGTGGATTTGACTGTGCAATTTGCAATTGTGCCTGTGCTAACGTCACTCTTTGCGACATAGACATAATATTTGGGTCTGCAACAGGTAAAATATCAACTCTGCTATCAAAATCTGCCTGTTTTATCTGTCTTGGGCCACCGTAAACATCATAAGGATACTCTGGTGGTAAATATTCACCACAAATTCTTGCTAAAATTTTAAATTCTAGTCTCATTGCGTAGTAACAACGCTTGTGAACACCACTCATTACACGTGATCCTCTTTCCATCAGCGCCATTGTAGTTCCAACTGCTCTGTTTTGAGCATCATTACCAATATTTGAATCTGTAATTGCTGCAAATTTCTGTCCTGCTTGTACTACAAAGCCCATTAAGTTGTATAAAGTAGGTGATGGCTCTGTAAATGGTAAGTTAAAAAACTGATCTCGTATATTTCCACCAGGTGCATCTACATCTCTGAACTCTCCTGGTTGAATTGGTTGATCATCATCTCTTACTCTAATGCCACGTGATTTAAATCCTGCTGGTAAATTTTTTAAAGTACCTGCATCAATCAATTGTCTTAACGATTGAGTTGCAGCTTGTGATAAACCACCGATCATGTGTGTTAAACCAAAACCATAAAAACCTAATCCTGGTAAAAATTTGTAGTGTACAAAGTATTCAGTTCTTGCGTAACTCATATCACCTGGTTTGTAGTTTCTATAAATAGATAAAATCTCTCCACTACCTTCATCAATAGTTACAATGTATGGAATTTTAATTTTTTTAGCTTTGTCATCAAAATCCTCGTAGTCATCTAAATTTAAATCTACGTGCATTTCAAGAATTGTATTCAAATAATCTGAACCAGTACCTTTTACACCTTCTAGTTCATTTAATTTTTTCTGTACTGAATCTGGTTCTGAGCTACTATCAATTAATTCTATATCTCTATAAAATCCTGCAGCCATTTTTTTAGTGACATCGTTCTGTGTCATTTTAATAACGTGAGTTATTCTCTCACAATCTTTCAAATCGGATGCATAGTAAGGAACTACTAAATCTTCTGCTGGAATAAATTTAGATACAGGTCTATCTAACATTGCATCATAATAAATTTTCTTAAATGTAGATCCAGATAGCGGTAGGTAAAATAACATCTGATCCATGTCAGTTGTGTAATCTTCCATCTCCTCCATAAGAAGGTAATTCATATAATCTTTAACTCTATCCGCTTGTTGTTCGGTAGCCGGTGTTTGTAAACCTACGACCTGTGTTCGAACTGGCCCATCAGATGGTACAAGTTCTTTATAGGCTTGTGCTTGAAATTGTGTTACAGACTCAGCTAACAACGGATGCGTGACACCGGAAGCTCCTTTAAATGGTTTTGTTACCTCCTGGTACTTAGTTCCTAATAAATCTAAACCTTTGATGTAAGCATCTTCCCATTCTTTTCGGGATGTCTTATCTTTTTTGTATTCTTCAATAAGCTCCATGGCCATGTCCTTAAGCTCTCGCTCGTCCATGCTTTCTGCTAAGTTTGCATTAAAATCGTCTTGAGGTTTTTCTTCAATTACCTCTTCTTCACCTTCAACTTCTACCTCTACAGGTAGACCTTCTGGTTGCTCAACTACTTCTTCTGCTAATTCCTCTGTTACTTTTTCTACTGCCATGATTAATTGTACCTTATTGGTTTAAACATATCCACTACAAGTCCACCTTTAGACTTGTAAGTTTTTTGTGTATTTCTCATTAGTGGAACCACTTTAATAGCATATGCATCAAAATACAAGCGTGGATCTCCTTCTGGAATATTCTTAGTTCCCTTTTCAGGATTCATACCAGAACTACTGTGGTATGTGCTTTTGATTTCTTTTCCTTTTAATGGATGATCTTTTGGATATTTAAAAGTATCGCTACTTACAGACTTATATGGTTTTGTTGGATCTGATAAAGATATTTTTGTAGGCCCTGCTTTTGATCCATAGAACCTTGCATTCTTAGACATTACATCTGGAATTACCGCTTTACCCTTTTTACCAATACCTTTACCATTAGCATAACCGTAAAATCTTTCGTTACCCGCTTTGTAACCTTGTCTGAAACTTACTTTGTCAAACGGGGCAACGGCTACGTAATCAACATTCTCACGTGCTGCTTTCTGCATCAAATATTTAATTGCATGATCTCCATATGAATCTGATTCGACCATTGGAAAGTAATCTTTTTTATCATCACTGTAAGTATTTCGTCTAGTAGTTAATCTTCTTAATTTTGTATTTATATCTTTCATTGATGCACCGATTGCATTCACTCTACCAAACTCGTTGTTAACAAGTGCATCATCCATATCTTTAAGCATCTTACCACGTTGGCTGACAAGTAAATTTAATTCTAAATCAGCATTAAAAGGATTCAATCTTTTCTCGCCTGCTAGTTGTTGGGCTTTAGTCATACTTTTTGCAATACTCTGGTTTACATCAGATTGTATTTCATTAATCATAAATACTTTTTTACCATCAGGTGTGAACCTTGTATCGTATCTGATATGATAAATATTATTTGTATCACCAATCTCATCACCAAAGTGTCCACCTTTATTTCGAAGCGATGCATTAGTTGGAATATCTTCTGGTAAAGTAAATATAGTTTCTCTGTAATCTTTACCACCTTGTAGTGTGTAATTAGTTTCATTTCCGTATCTAGTTTTGGTAGCCTGCATTGGTCCAACTTTATTATTTATTTCACCGATGACTTTGTTTAATGCTTTTTTTTCATCTACAGATACTAATCCAGAGTTTGTTAGATTTTTTAATGTATCATTCAAATCTCTTAGTGCTGATCTACTTGGAACACCTTCATCAGCTTTTAAATAATATTGTAAATTATCTAATTCATATTTTATGGTATCGTTGTCTTTGTATTTAACTTGTAAATCCCTTACCGTATTTCTTGCATTCTTTGCTGCTACATCAAATGCTTCTTGTGCACCTTTGTTAACACCAAGTTCTATTGGTTTTAATCTATTAATAGGATTTAATTTTAACATTGCTCCAATTTCATTAGCATCTAACTTCAAACCAAATTTTTTTGCTGCATATAACAGGCCACCTGTTAGGTCTCCTGCTTCATTGAATACTGCTAAATTGGAATCAAATAATTCTTCTTTGGATACACTAACCTCTTTACCGGCAAAGGGGCCTGAATCGTATTTAAATCTTTTTTGTTCACGGACAGTTTTCTGTGCAGGCTTACCAAAAATTTTAAAGTTTACTTTTCTAGTTGATGTTAAATGATCTAGCCACTCATCTGCAGTGTACTTTGATCTACCCATTCTCATAGCCCAGTCATATGTTGATGAACCAAAAGCAGGTGCCATGTCATCACCCATCTGTAGGGGTTTTGTTTTTTTAAGAACAACAGGTGGGTTTTTTAATTCTTGTGTAACTAATTCTTTAGCCTGTGATTGTGAAGGCTTAGGTTCGTAAGTTATTTGTCTTTGTTGTTGTCCGGTGGCCGGTGTTGCTGAAGGCTTCTTAGCCTTGAGTAATTCCTTCCCCGCTCTAAGTATTGCCTTCAGGGACATTGTCCCTCCTATGTAATTTTAGTAGGTTTCGTTCTACCTAGTTTGCAACCTCTTGCTTTGATCATGGTGCCTGATTTATAACCCATAGGCTTTTGCATCATGCCACCACCCATTTTTTTCTTAGGCTCGTCTTTCTTTTTCATTTTAGATTTTAAGTATTGTTGTGCAGCTACTCCTAAAGTACCAACACCTAAAGCTATTTTACCAACAGTAGATGCTCTTAATGCTTTCTTACCTGCTTCTAAAGCCATTTTTCTTTTGTTAAACTGAGATGGAGTTTCTCCAGGTTTAAAACCTTTTTCTTTTCTAACTTGTTCAAGTGTAGTTTTTTTACCCTTACCAATTTTTGATCCAGGTTTGACTGAACTAATTACAGGAAGATCTAGACCACTTCCTCTTTTGTATTTTGCTACACCACCCATTTTTCTACCAGAAACTCTTTTAAGCATTGCAAGTGGGGATAAAAATTCTAAACCTTTAGCACCTTTGTCTTTTGCTTTTTTCATAAACATTAAACCAAGATTTGCTTTGACTGGTTTTACTTTTTTCTTTTCTGCTCTTAGAACAGCGAAATCTTTTTCATCAATAACATTTGGTGGTGGAGCTTTGGCTGCAATTTTTGCTTGGCCACCGGTAAGCATATTTTTTTTCCTCATCTCTCTTTGTTTTTTTATTTTTTTATCATACATGCTTCCAGCTTTTATAGTCATGTTAACTCCTAATAATATTTATACTCTTTTTCTAATTTCATTGGCTCATCATCCCAATCATCAGAATATGTTGAAACAAATCCACCTTGTCGATATCTTAACACAGCTTGGGTCATAGAATCAACATAGTCATCATACTGACCATTAGGAAACGCTGCACATTCCTCAATAACCTCCTGTGCCCAGTGTTCGTCCAAAGGTGCCCACACCATACCAGACTCAAATACAGGAGCACAACTGTTTATTCTAGTATGCTTGTCTCGTCCTCTAGCTGGAACATAATCAATTACAGGGATTCCTGCACGTCTAAGTTCATGAATAAGTGGTTGTCCTGAAGCTTTAGCTTCAATGATTACAGTTTCTGGTTCCCAGTAATGATACTGCTCTAGTGCAACATTTTTTAAATCTGGAAAATCATACCTACCCTTCATAGCATCTAATAATATAATTGCTTTCTCATAACCTTCTACAGGTTCAAAGACACCCCAAGTAGTAATAGCAGAATAGTCGGCAGTTTCTTTTTTAGAAAATGCAGTATCATATGATTGTATCACATGGAGCAGTCTTGGAAGTTGCTCCTTATTATAATCTTGCCACCATTCCCTTTTTATAATTGCACCCTCTTCTGAGGTTGGGTCCTGCATGTATTGTGCGTTCCAGTTTTTTGTAGAGATTGAGGCTTTCACAGAATCTAAATCTTCTTTACTCCAATACTCAGGCCATACAGGTTTATCGTTAGGCATGATTGCAGGAAATGAAATTACTTTCCATTGATCCGCTTTAGTACCACTCTGTGCTTTTACCAACCTTCCTGTAAGATCGTCAGTAGCCCAACGAGTCATGACTACAAGAATACGGCCACCGGGTTGTAAACGCTGTCTGGGTCCTGAACTGTACCATTCGTAAGCACGTTCCATAGCTGTATCCGACAAGGAATCTTGTTCCGTATGTGGATCATCAATAATAAGCAAATCGGCCCCTCGACCTGTGATAGATCCGCCAACACCCGCTGCAAAGTATTCACCACCATGATTGGTTTCCCACCTGCCTTTTGCTTTACTGTCTTCTCTCAATGTAACATTTCCAAATATTTCTTTATACTCCTTGGTGTTCATTAAATTTCTAACTTTGCTACCGAACCTTGAAGCAAGTTCAGCGTTGTGGGATACCTGCATAATTTTTTTCTTTGGATACTTTCCAATATACCAAGCGGGGAATAAATATGATGCAAATTCAGATTTAGTATGACGTGGAGGCATATTGATCACGAGCCTCTTTGCGTCTCCATCTGCAATATCTTGAAACGCTTCAGCAATAATTTGATGGTGCCCATAGTTCTTTGGGTCCTTTGTTTTACGATATATAAAATCTTGCCAGACAGACTCTGCAAAAATTAAAAAATTATCCTGGCATAACTTGATCCACTCCAACTGCTTTTTCAGAATAATGTCTTTTAATTCGTCTTCAGTAAGGTTTTCTATTTTCATCTCGTTTGGGACCCTAGTATATTTGTATATCCTACTTTGTAAACCCTTTCGCCTCAAAAAACCCAGCACAGCAACGCGAACCCTGATGGCGTAAAAATTAAAAACGATTTTGAGATTGATTATGAGCCTTGCTATAGGTGTGCGATAGATACACCAATGGCGTCAGTTAAGACGCCATTGGTTATGGGTTAGTTATTCGTTATTATGTATTGCTTGAACAAGTGTACTAAACTTTTTAAGTACATTGTCTTTGAACTCATCTACAACAGGGTTGCCAACATTCTCGAGTATGTGCTTTTCACACTCGCCCATTAATAGTTGGAACATGATTTCATAGTTGAGTTGCTTTTTTTGTCCATTGTCCACCACCATGTCAGCAAGTGAAGTAGGTGCATTAGAGTTTAATTTCTCACTCAATACATTAGCTATGTTAATCAAATCATTATTAGGCATTTGATACCTCGCCAATAGCTTTATACTCACAATACTCAATTTGCTTTTGGTGTGCATTCCATAAATCTAAATGTGCTAATTTAAATTTATCTTTGTCAAAAGATTTTCTAACTCGGTTAATCTTTTGAAGACCAAAACTATTTCCATGCTCGTCTTGAACAATAACTAGATTTTGGTTTGTTCTCTCAAATAGATTAACAATGTGTTCTTTCATACTATCTAACTCTTTGTTAAGTCTATTTGCTTTCAGCTTTAATGTTGCATATGCAAGAACTACTTTTTTTTCGTCTTGCTTTAGCTTTTTTACTGTTTGCATTTTTACCTCTTTGTTAAGTTATGTATTTTTATAAATACCCTATTCTTATATATCTTATCAAATCTTATGCAATAGTTAATTTAACTTTTTTTTAATTTCTTTTTTAACATATTCATTAAGTTGATCTTCCAAAAATTTAGCAAAATCACCAAAAGCATTTGTGTCCTTATCATTTATGATTGATATTATTTTTTCTTCCTGTGCCGTGCCGTGCTGTTGTTTAGTTTTATCTTTATCAAACTTGCCACCACGAGAACGAGACGAGGCGACAGTAGTCGCCTCATTAATTTTATCTTTAGCCATTACCAACTACACCAATATTCAACGACCTTTTTATCATTGATAGCTTGTTCGCAAAATTTAAGGAACTTGATATCTTGTTCCTTGTACTCTTTCACACTTTCCTCTTGGAACTGTTGCCCCCAGAAAAATCCGTCTTCGGCTACATAATCTTTATAACCCTCTTGTATTTGTTCGGCTAACTCTTTGGCAACTTCTTGAGTGATATAGACAGGGGCTTCGCAGTCAGAATTAAATCCTAAATGTGATAACATTCCGTCATGCTCATGGTGTTGGTTTTGTTCGTCCCATTTCTTCGCCATGAACTGTTGTAGTCTTGCGTGTTTTCTCCACACAAAAACTTTTGATTGTTCCTCTTGGTCATCAGAATAGTATTTGTCCCAATCTACCTTTTGACCTCGTAGGTGTGCGTGTTGATCTAGTCCCATAACTTTTCTCCTTGTTTGTTAAACGGTTTGCGTGGTTGAGTGCGATATCTTCAATTTCTGATGTACATATCTCAACCACAATCTTCTCTTATCAAATCCCACCAATCAACGCAACAATTATCTTTTAGAATAATTCTAAAGTAAAAACCAAACTTATTAGTTTGTAATCTGTGTGCGCAGGGGGGGAACTCCATAGTAATCCAACACAGATGTTATCCATTACTTCAAACGACACCGAGCTTTACCACAGCAGTTACCAGCGCCAGTCCTGTACTCAGCAGTAGCTTCTGCGCAGGGGGGTGCAGCTCTATAAACGAGACGACATGTGGGAATCAAAGTATACCAACGAGCGAGAGCATCAGGATCCCAGTCCCAGCTAATGTGAAACCGGGAAACATAAACAGAAGGCACAGCCAAACGACAACGAAGGTCACGCTTCAGCTCCAGCTGCAGGTACCAGCTCGTGCAGCTCTTGGGCCCGAACTTCGACCGCCCACCAAACGAGATCATTGAGTAAATGCCTCAACGAGCTTGGATCTTTCGATATGTGTTGTAGAAACTCACCGTTCTTCAGTCCTGCTGCATCCGCGTGGTCCTGGACTAGTTGCCAGATCTCCTCCTGATGGTGCTCATGAAACGAAGTTGTTTCATCGTAATATATAATACCAGCGACACCTCCTGAACAGCCGTGTTTAGCTATGTCTGCAATTAAACCTATGTCCTGCTTTTCGTACTCTGCGAGGCATTCCTTTATGCTTGGCATTAGAAACCATTCCTTCAGTTCATCACTCATCGTTCACCTCTGATTCTTTCCATGTATTTCCGTTTGCAATGCAGCGCGTGCCTGGTCCACCAGTCAGTGCATATATTTTTCCTGGTTCAGGTTTGTTGGCCTCTTCGACATCCTTGTGTGGGACGGTTTCTTGAATTGATTTTTCTTTGCTCATGTAGTTCTCCTTTGGTTAACGGCCACTGAAGTTTACGGTTTCCCTACCTCCTAACATGGCCGCGTCCTATATATAAGACACGATGGGATACCTGTCAAGGCTTTTCTTTTATTTTTTTTAATCTTTCTTCAAACGACCATTTCTTTTCCACGGGAAGTTCTTTTACCATCTGAGTTACCAGCTCCTGAAGGTCAGTCACCTGCTGCTGTAGCTCATCTACTCTCTTGTTGTAGGAACGAGCTTTGTTCTCTCCTCGAACGAGATCGAGGGCATCGAAATCTATTGCCATTAGTTCTCCTTTGTTTAGTCTGACCATACGACATCATGGGATACCAGTCAAGCAAAAGTTTTTGCCGAAGGAGATCCCAGCACCCCCTGAAACTCACGCTGCGGGGGCTCACCAGTGGCCAGTGAACGAGAACGAGATTTATCCATAAACGAGAACGAGAAACGACAGCTTCACCTGCCTCCTGAGCTCACCAGCTGCAGATGGGGGACCAGTGTAGTTGGTCATCACATAACGAGCGAGGTTTGTCAACGAGAAACGAGACCTGAGCTGTATCACCTGCTGCTGGATCCCAGGCCACTGAACAAACAAAGAGGGAAAAGTTCAGTGGCCAGGGAACGAGAACGAGGATCAGGCTGCATCCGGAGGCAGGGCCAGCTCCTGAAGCATGCGCTGCTGGACCGTTGGCCATTGTAACGGGAACGAGAACGAGGCAAACGGGATCAGTGAACGAGCATCAGTAAACACGGACACCGGTCTGTACAGTTTAAGAGACTTCTGCAAGAGGGTCTCTTTCAAGATAATTACTTTACCACCTGCCATGACATATTTGTTAATCCATACAATTTGCCACTTATTTAGCTTAGGATAACTTAATGAATCTGATTTAAGTTCTATCCAAAAAACCTGTGAATCTGTAACAGCATGAATATCAGGAATACCATTGATTGTGCTAGATTCTATGCGGGTAAGAAAGCAATCAGTCAGTCCTTTTTTTACTTTTTGCCATAGTCTAGTTTCCCCATTTTTATTAGACATGATTAAGTAAGTTTTTTATATTTTTATTTTCCTAATTGATTTAATTACTGCTGTTGGAATAATAGTTGTATTACCAATATTGTCAAATGTAGGCTTATCTTTGGACTTAATGTAATCACTAAATATTCTTGTAATGCCATTCTTTTGACTTAACAAATACCCTTTAGATACACATACAGGCAACTGTTCTTTGCCTAAATCTTTTGTACTTGACCAACCAGCATCACCTTCTATGTCCAGCCATTCTATTTCTACAAATGGATAATCATCAATTATGTTACCGAGATTTTTAAAATCGAAGTTAAGTATTTTAGATTGTTGTCGTTTCTTTTTAGTCATCAATTACTACCTTAATTTTTCCAACTGAAGTGGTAATCGTAGAATTATGCACTTGGTTAAAAACATCTAACCACTCAGACCAACTAGCTTTCTTCAATTGCTGTAACGTCTTCGGATTCAATTTCAATCGTTTTGGCATTGTAGCCATCGATCTTGTTTGATAATTCCTCAAGCTTTTTTTCAAGTTGCTCACGTGACATACCCTCCAGACCACTAACAGTAACCTCTTTTCTATCAACATAAGCACCTGCTAGTTGACCAGATCTATACTCAGCATTTATAGCTGCAGCATATTGTTTATCTTTTTCGGCTTTGTCAGCAATTCTTTCTAACCTTTTGAATCGTCTAAGGTTGTCACTTTCATATTTCTTTTTTTCAAGATCAAATAATTTATCAAAATAATTTGCTATATGAGGGCTGTGCTTTCTAGATAACATTCTTGATGCAACAGATCCATAATCTTTTTCATTAGTACACACATAGCCTGCACGCTTTAACGCTTCAGCTTGTGTAATAGAACCCCAATCTTTAACATATATTTCAACAAACATTTTTTGTTTTGGAGTTAAATCTAATTCAGTTCTTAGTGATTTCTTTTTAAGTCCACCAGGCATTATCTTCCTTTAGGTTTTTTGTAAAAGTCAGATGGTTTTTTACCGCCTCTAATAAATTTTCTTTTTATTTCAGATTTTATGTCTGATTTAGCAACTTCTTTAGATACATTAGATTCTTTCATAATATCTTTTGTTTTTTTTCCACCAGCTTTATAGTAGTCTTTTCCTTGATTATATAAATACTTACCTAATTGACCCAATGCTTTAAATTTCTTATACATAATTTTCTATTATATAGATTATTTCATCAAAAAGTAATAGCCCCAAAAAGTTTCGATAGCGTTCCCGCAAGAGTGGGTAGTAGGTGTCCCTAAGGGACACCAGAGGGACACCACAGGGACAGTACTAAATCGATTAAAAGTGTTGATATAATTGAATAATAGTCTACAGGGACACCAGGGACACCTCTTTTACCCCCAGGGGTACTTTTTATTGGTCAGGGGTCTAGATAATCTATATAGTAGATATTTTTCCATTGTCCGGTATCCGGTATTGTGGTACACTTTGACTGTGTTTTGTAACACTTATAAACTTTGGTTAATTACTCTTGGGGGTTTAACATTAATTGCTCTCTGGTTTTTCCCCCCAGGAGTAAAATTCATTCGTCCCCCATGACTAGTCCTCTAATCTTTTTAAATTTTCCTTCAAAATAAGTTTCTTAATATTTCTTCTTTCTTCCTTAGTATTACACTCTCGATACTTCCTATATAAATGTCGATAACGGATCCAGGATAACTGTAACTTAGTAAAATGTATCTTACCTGCATCTACTAATTTTAAATATTCACCCCGTACAAAATCAGGATCCATGTCAGCACCCCAACACACATCTTGAAAATCCTCACTATTACTCACAAACCACGTATGAGAATCATGTTTGTGATACGTTTCTTTTTTAAAATTTGATGTATTTACAGCGTCCTCTAACGCCTGTACCAGGATAGCTTGAAATAATCTTTGTTCTGCAAAAGCCTTAGGTTTTACAATTTCTAAGCTCAATTTAATGCCCAAAAATTTTAGTAAGTTCGGAGCACAATTCATAGGCTTTCCTCTTATCTATAGGATCATTTTTACGCTTACGGCCTCGACCTCTTACTGGAGTTCTCATATACACATCAATATACAAATCCCACATTTTTTGCAGATAGAACATTCTGTCCTCACCGGACATAATCTCCATCATAATTATTGATTGTTTTAGTAATCTAGGTACTTTTTGCATTTGCATAACCACGATGCGGGAAAAGATATGGATGTAGTAATGACACCGTGGTTAAGCATTTTTTACGACTAGCTTCAAACCTTTAGCTTGCGCTGCAGCTTTTCTACCAGTTCGCCATCGATCCTCGATTTTATCGAGGAAAGAAAGACTGAAATTTCCTAAACCAAAGTCATTTCCACAATACAATTGAAACATCAAACTAGTTAACTCATCATAAGTTTTTTTATTTGGACACACCATAACTAGCTTGTCCAACGCCTGGTTTAATGCTTCTTCGCTACTCTTTTTAATAGCTTTACCCACAAAATAATCCTTTTTATTAAAGTTAAATTGAGTGTTAATTGTTCTATGAAAATAAAGTGTTTTGAAAGCCCCACTTATTTCATTTAGGCTTAGGAATACAAATAAATTAATAAGATAATTTTATTTTGATTGCAAGTAAAAAAAAGGCCCACTCTCGCGGGCCCTTTCCAACACCTATCGTGTGATCTACTAGATGTCTATCACTTACTTCAAGAGTTTCTTTCCTTGATTAAGTAAATTCTCTTTCATTTTGACTTCAGCAACACCTTCCTTCTTCGCTATCTTTTTAATAGTGTCAGCTACCATTTTTTTGATCATGTTGCCTGGGTTCCTAAGGCCATTCTCCCCCATAGCCCTAATAATTGTGTATGATTCGATATCAACAGCAATTGATTTCCATTTGTTTACGTCCATTGTTTCTCCTATTTTTCTTGATACTCTTTAGATTTATAAAACTCAACCAAATTTATTTTATTTTTTTGAGTCAAACCTGCATTGTAGATTCTTTCAATAATGGCAATGTAATCAGAAGTAGATGTACCTGTTAAAAACCATGATGATTTACTCTTACAAGCAATTTTAAATCTTTTATGATCAAACTTAGGATGTTTGTCAGCTACAATATAAGACACTACCATTGAACGTTTAAATCTTTTGTTCTTAGTAGACTCCATACCATAGAAGTATTTTTTAAGTTGCATCAACTGAGATCCAATACGATCTGCATGCTCAATACCTCCAGCAGGAATTACAAATCGTCCTGTTTTAAAATCATTACTGATTCTTGCCCACAGTGAAGTTTGCTTTAACAAAAGAACCACCATCTCTGCAACATTAATTCCGTATTGTTGCATTTTGTTTCTACAGATTCGGTAATCCATTTTATTTCTTGCACAGTGTTGATCCAAATAATTTTCCATAGACCAGTTCTTACGACCTGTGTTAAGACGTGCTACATCCAATGGATCATCAGAGTCCATAATAATATATGGAATCTTTAGATCTAATTGTTTTCTAGCTTCCAATGTATGTTGGCCGTCAATGACTTCCATGTTTTTATTTACACGTATTGGATCGTACAAATCTTTTTCTTCAATTAATTTTTTTAATTGTTGTACGTGTGCTTCATCTACAGGTCTGTTACCTCTAGTCTTTTTGAACTTACTATAATTAGTAGTTTCAAAAAATTTATTATGTATTGGTTTGTTCATATCTTTTCCTCCTTGGTTAATAGAACATTAAATATCCCAGTGATGCAAAAATAAATAATAAAACTTTTGCAGGGATAATGGTTAGTAATGCAATAAACATCATACTAAATATCAGGTCTTTCATCGGCTCCCCTTTGTTGATCTTGTATAAGTTTATTTGCAATGGTTTCGTTGATAGGATAAATCGGCATGTCTTCAAAATTCATTGAACACTGTTGCAGTTTTTTCATCGTATCTTGGTACTCATCATCTTGATATTCCAGCGGTTGGCCATCAATAGTAGTTTTCGGTAGCCGTGATAAAATAGTATTTACTTTCTCACTCCAGATCAAAAACACTGATGAGTCGCACTTTGTTGTTGTTGCCATAAGGCCTCCTCTTTGTTACACTTAATAGTGTGTTCTTATATAAACATTTTCATGGGATATGCAAGTAAATAATAAGGTAGGATAATATAGGATAATGAAGTATATTTTAGTTTTACATCTTTGTAGTATGATAACTAGTCAGTGTATGAATCCACATATTTCAGGTTATCAGTTCACAAATCATTACGATTGTGCAATAGCAGGATATGCAGTCTCTCAAAAAACTCTTAAATTACTTGTGGAAGATGAAGAATATGGAATAGATCGAATAAATAACGAAAAATTAGCTATTAGATTTGAGTGCAGACCCCTTAAAACAGCTTAGTATTGCAATAATATCACATTTTGATATATAATACCTCATGAAGCTATATCGCGTCCAAGCAAACTATAAAAATATATATGTCGATGAGATGCTTGAGGCTGAGAACGATAAGGCCGTCCTTGAGGATTTTGTAAAGAAGGTTGACTCAGGGGACGTAACAGAAAGAGAAGGCCCTGGTTTCCATGATCCCAATGTCCTTTTCTTAACCTTTGAGGAGGTAGACCGTAATGGCACTACAAAAGTTAATATCGGAGAAACTTCAGTTGGAGTCCAAGTGGGCAACACAAGCGTTATCTCAGGGTAGAGTGACTCCTGATATGCAGTGGATGGATATTAAAATCAAAGATCTTAGAAAAAAGATCAATGATCAAAGTGTTGAAGACGCACAAAAAGGTCTTCTAGATATAGCTAGTTAAGTTTTAATCTAGCTTAAAAAAAAATTAAACTTTTTACTTAAGACTTCTGCGCTCTAAATTATTCTTTTG